CTGGTTGGTTTGTGATCGTCAATCCGTTGGGCGCCATCACTCTTATGGCAATGGGCTTTAATTAACCGAGGGCGACTACTCCCCGGCTTGCAATCCGATGCTGTACATCCTACACCGGAACAGGACACTCTCGCCTAGCAAAGTCCTAGGTCACTTCATCATAGATGCGAAGCGTTGTAGCAGTCCTGACTTGGCTACGACGTCGGCTATGTCTAGCGCGCCTGACCCCAAGTCCGTTGCTTTCTTGACCATCCCCGCCCAGTCAACATCCGTCGACGGGGGGTGAAATTTGTGCGACGCACAAGCTGGGTTGAACAGTTCAAACCTGGTGCGGTACTCTTGGCAAACGAGCAGGTTAAGTTCCACTCCGTCCGGGTTGTAAATGACAATGGGCGTGAACCCTACCGGGGTCAAGCCGATCTGCCACACCGATGTAGCCTCGGAAAACCCACGGTATATCTGTGTGAAATCCGCCAGCCTATTCATGTTTAACGGGTGGGCGTCCACATGCACTCCGCGCAAGGCCAGCTTGGCAGCAGCGCACAATCGTGGCGCCATGTAAGACACGAAATTATCGGCTATCGTCTGACCGGTGTCAACATCATCCGCGGCGTACTGTGGCTGCACTTTAAGTTTGCCGATGTACAACATACCGCTGGTGGTCTGCAAAGCGTTGCCGTTCATGATTTGTACGGAACAGGCTGACGGGCACACCTGGCAATGCTCTCCAAGTCCCTCCTTGAGCATTGGCATCTTGTACGGGATCCAAGCAACCTGGCTGGGTTTCTTCGTAAGATCCTCGCAGCCAAGTGCGACGACGTCAGACCAATTGCGCCCCTCACCCTTACTCGCTGTGGCATTATCGTGTGAAAACTGAAATGTACCGATGATTATCAACTTGTCATTGGTTGAAATCTGGCGTGTGCCACGCGTGACCGTGTACTCACCAACGGCGCGAGGGAGCGCCATGTGGCAAGGTGAGAAGGCGTTCCATGCGTCGAGGTTTTGGGACCCTTTCTGCTTGTTCTTCGTCTTCTTCTTCTTCTGAGGTCGACCCTGATTCTTCGACGCTCCAAACGCAACAGTTGCAGTCCCTCCTGCGCCTGGGGCAATACCCTTGAAAGCTGGGCCCCGACTTCTCGGGGCTCGTCGCGGGCCAGCAACCTGCACAACTTGCGACATCTTTAATGAACGAAGCGACGGCTAGAAACAGCGCCGTGGTTAAAGTGACCTGTTACGGGCGGACCCCAAGTCACATGGGCCTAAGCCCAAGACAGTGAAACATATATACAAGCCCAGTGGGATTGAATACCCACAGTCAACCATACCTATACCGAATCAGATAGACCGCGGCTGATCAAACCGCCCCTTAACCCTCCCCCTCAAGGATAGGGAGGCAGTGGACATGACATGAAATGGAATCACCCTGCATCGGTCAGCGTGCTCGCTGACGGCCCGTGCCCGGCCTCCACAAAGTGCTTCGGCCCCGACTCAACGTGAGAGGTCCACTGGGGAAAACTGATGGTAATCATTAGCATGGCCCTGGATTGATTAGCGGTGTGACTACGGACCATTAGGTCCCACCTTCGCGCCAGGTCGCATCGCAGCCATTCCATTCGGGGATTCCAACTATCCACCCATCGCTGGTTGGTAGCCAGTGTTGCCACGCAAACGGCGTGCCAAAGAGCCTAGTCCCCGTTCAGTAGGAGTTAAGGTGGCCAAACCTAGGAGGTGACTAAATCCCCCTCTCCCACGGCCTTCACCTCAGACGTGCCGGAAACCACGTCAGCAGGCTCGCCACTCACCTCGGGCAAAGATGAGTGTTGAAGAATAAGCCTCGGTCAACGGGCGGACTCTACCTACGCCCGGACGACTCCGGCAGGGGGGGGGCAAACCCCGGTCATGCATTGTCGTCTTCCCTCTCTCACCACAGGCATTTCCTCCTGTGGCCCTGGGACAACCAGCCAAAATGGCTGAATTATTACAACATCGGTGTGAAACCTGTACATTCATCGCGCGGTGTGGCGCTTAATTGCGCCACGACTGAGGAAGGCTCTCAAGAAAGCCCTCCCAGTCCCCCAAGCGATCATAATCCCACAAGAAATCTACGAAACGATTCATCTCATCGTCGCTGCTCCAAAAGCCAGTCGACGTCAGGATCTTCTCCTCGCAGTTACAAACCGCATTCAAACCGCGGATGTGTTCAACGAGCTCATTTTTGTCATCGAAATCCTGGTTCGTTCGCATTTTCAAATCGTGGGTGATCTCAAAGTCACAGTCGATAGCATATTGCAAGAACTTGTTTGAGATAGTGGGCGCAAGCCCTGCAAATTCATAAGCTCTCGACATAGCTGCCGATCCGGCGAGTTTGACGCATCGTTTGCGGTCATTGGCTTGGAACGCCTCGATCATCGCCGCGGAGCAACTGGTGCCTGCCCTTGAGAAGCATCGGTCCACCTATGGTATCATCATCCATTCATCCTTCTTCTCGTTGAAGAGTGGCCCTGCTTCATCCAAACCGAGGTAATAACCCACGAAAAGCGCCCTCTCCTTCCTCAGCTCAATCTTCATGTTGAAGCCAATACGCTCCCAAAACTGCAAGATGGCTGTGTGGAGAGTTTTCCCCTCCTCAATCCTAGGAGAGGTGACAAGGAAAGAATCATCGCCCTCGAATGCGCTGTTCATCCATCGGTTGACGCCCGTCACATCACGCCCGTACCGATGTGAAGGATCGAGGAACAGCTCGGGATCCTCGAAGATGGCGCAATGCCAACCCACGAAGTTAATCCACCAATTAAGGCAGGATGTCCCACGGTGGCCGCTCCTCCGGATGGCGTCGATGGTGATCTTTTGAAACTCCTTGTTCTTCGTATACGAAACATCGAGTTTCTCCTGCGCACACACCGAGGCGTGGGCGTCAGCCCAAGTCTGGGGGGTGGCGTGCATGAAACCATTAACCAAATTAGCTATGTGGTTGATAACGGGATTTTCAACCAGCTCACGTATGGTCGCACTACAAGTCGTGTCCCATGCACTCCCGTCCCCCTCAAAGGTGGTCACCATCTTCTTCGCGACCTTACGTGGCACGCGGCAGGCCTTCATAACCCGCTTAATGGCCTCCTTCTTGGGGAGCCCCTTGATTCCTTTCTCTGGGAAGTGTTTCTTGATGAGCGTCTCCATGCAGTAAATCGTCATGAGTGCCATCACTTGACCCCGGTCCTCGTCTGCTATCAAAAAACGTGGGGCCTTTTCTTCGGGCATTGGCTCAAGCTTTACTGCTCCCTTCAACTTGAATGTCGGATCAATCTCGCGGCACAGGCCTTCAATCGTCTCAGCGACGCGGGCCTCAGTCCACTTCTTCGACTTTATTTCCTCGTACACTAACGAGTGGAGTAGGTCGAGAACCTTCTTAGTCGAAAATGGAGCGTTGCGCTTCCCGTGAATGGACTGGTACACCATTCTCTTGATCTTCACCTCATCTTCTGCACTTCCAGCATAAGGGCGCTGCTTCTTGTTGATGCGTTCTTCGATTGCCTTTATAGCATTAAGGAGCTCCTGCGCGTACACGTTCGGCTCCACGGATATCGGCTGTGATAACACGCCACAAATCTGCTTTCGGCCAGTGTCGTCAGTCGACTGCCCGACCACGCCGGTGCCGCACTCCTTACGAATAACACGACCATCAACAGTGGCCCTTATCTCCGAGTCCTTGTCATCATTTCCGCCTCCCTCATGTTCGTTCACATATGCCTCGCCTTTCTTCTGGTAGCCCAACTTATTCTTCGGGCTTTTCCCGCGCGTTCCGTCGTCACCCTCATCTGACGACGATCCCTTGACTGCTGCGTTATCAGGTTGGCCCGTCTTCACGAGCCTAGTGCGGAACCTCCGAGCCAAATTGACGTCGCTCTGGCACGTCATGCAGCTAAAGCAGCTGACCTCCTTGCCAAAGAATTTGTTCGGTTGGCACTTGTAGTATGACATTGCCCATGCACCAAGTGTCCGCATGGCGACGTCGTCCTCGTTCCCCGTGTCCCAAAGTTGCAAAGAGCGTTGATAAACAACAGCCCTGTAAACCTTGTCCTTAGAACCCGCGTAAACCTGATTGGTAATAACCTTGTCAAGGAGGGCGTACTCCCGCTGTGAGAGATTCACCCTGCGATAGACCACTTCTTCACCCGTGCCCGTCACGCAGCCAAACCACGAGCGCTTGCCAGTGCGAAAAGGAATGACAATGGACCAATATCCGGCTCGTTTCGCCGCGCGGTCCCACATCCAATCCTCCACATCGCTCACTGTGAAGTTGTAGTCCGTTTCGTAAAGCATGGAAGTCTCATGGCGATGAAACGCCAACTGCTGAACCCACGCCATAGCACGAAAGAGTTTGGTCTAGTAGCCCAGTCAGGTTTCCCCAACCGCCGGACGACCACCCCGGATTCCGTTCTGCCCCCCACGCCCAGGTCAGCGTGAG